GTGTAGCTGACCGAACTGCAGCAAGAGTTTCTGCAACCAGACTTGGCTTGTTCGTCAGTGTGTAAACTTCTTGTTGCAGTTCAGTCAGATTCATATCTTACTTCTTTGCTCCGGCGGCCATGCGATCACAATCCCAGAAGTGATTGTTTGTAGCCGTGCAGTTGTAATTCGGGGTAGAGTTGGGAAAAGAAGGAGAGACAAATAGGCAGGGGGAAATGTCATCAATCTTACCGTTGTGGTGAAACCAATTCCCTTTGATAAGCTGATCCCGGCCACCAGCACAAACTAGTGGAGCATTTGATTTGTGATTACGGTACTCACAATTCAGAGAGGCAAAGCGTTCTACAGAATACATCCGAATTAGGTGGCCACGAGAACTACCTTGAGAGATGCCACCGTAAGTTGGAGGATCTGTATTCTGATCATACGCTGGGAATGTCCGGCCCCCACCATCGAAAGTTATGTGTTCCAGCGTAATATCGTAATCCGCAAAAACATCAAAACCAGTGTCTCCACTGGCATTCTTAATCATTGGAGAGGTTCGTGCCAAAGAAGGCAGGGCGTAGATTACAGATGCTCCGCGCCCAGCCCCCAAAAGTCTCACCTTCGATTTCAGTAAGACTGTTTGTGCTAGTCCGTACATTCCACTAGCTGCAGGGATGAATACAGTTCCGCCACCAGCTGCGTAAACTTCATCAATTGCAGCTTGGAGAGCAGTGTAGTTATCCGTAACACCATCAGAAACTAGGCCTGTTGGGACAGTATAAATACCTTCCTCAACAAAGATGGTATTGTCTGGATTCCAAAGGCTGGCCGGCATGATTAATATCCCACAGCTTGGATGTTAGAAATCTTGAGGTTGTTTAGTTCTTCCATCGCCATACGTGTAAATGCTGCATATTGATCAGTATCACCAATCATTTTGAAAACAGCGGCGGCAGCATCATATACGATTGCGTATGGATGATCTAAAGCAATCCAGGAATTATAAGTTGCAACTGTGATATCTGGATGAATGTAACATCCCATGATAGCATATTGCAACTCAGTAGCTGATTTGATATTAATAACTGAGCCTGCAACGTAGCAGACATCAGTCTTGTTAATACCATATTGGTCCTCAACCATTTCTGGAATGGCCAGGACTTCTAGAAACTTACCTTCGTTATCCCCAGAAACGTCACTCTTACGGATGTATTTGAGGGCGCGCCAACGAGGTATAAGAGTTCTATATTCAATCTGCTGAACGTATTCTGCAGAAGTAAAAACGACCCCTGTTTCAAAGAGGTCTTTGTAGTAATAATCACTTTGATGAAGTTTAAGTGTAGCTGACCGAACTGCAGCAAGAGTTTCTGCAACCAGACTTGGCTTGTTCGTCAGTGTGTAAACTTCTTGTTGCAGTTCAGTCAGATTCATATCTTACTTCTTTGCTCCGGCGGCCATTGATTTCGTAAGTTCCACTAGCTTAGTTGCAGCCTGAGTTGCATCTCCGCCAGCAGCTACACTTGCAATATCACTGGTACTTTGGGGACGAATAGATTCTTGGATTGTCTTGCCCATATCATTCAGAGGATTTACATGCTTAGCTTGGTCAGCTAGATACTCTGCAATGATCTTAGAGCGAAATGCCTTCATCGGATCTTCCATCTCCTCAGTCAGATACATCATATCTGGCTTGACATAAATGTGAGGGTGATTTTGAGCCACTTCATTATCTAGATTCTGGATCTCTTCCTGAATGTCGGTGGCATAGCGATGGTGCCGAAATACTGCTACTTTTCCACGAGGGAAGATGTAGTTCATAAAAGGCATTGTGGCCCAATAGAGTCGCTTGTTAGGCTTCTCTTGGACCGGATTTACTTGAGGTTGAACTGATGTTGACATGAAATAATTCTCCTGATTGGGGAAGTTGGTAGCGTTTATTCTGAACTGGAAAACCCTACCGAAAACCAGTTTCCCTCAGGAGGAGAGATTAACCAGTGATGAGACGAATTCGCGAGATTTCTTGCACCAGCTTAGTTGCTGCATCTGCATCTACTGTAACTTGTCCAGTAGTAGCATTAGGCACCAGAACTGTTGCAGAGCCACCAGTACGAATCGTGATTGAGGAAATATATCCTGGATCTGTGGAAGCCATTCCAGGAGTATTGACTTGGATTACGGCCATTTCAATACTCCTTAGAATTAACCTGCCGCAGCAGCAGTTAGGTTGGTGATAACTGCGTTAGCCGGAGGATTCTTGATAACGCAAGTCAGTTCCGTAGTCAGTGAACCGCCAACTGCATCAATGCCGTTACCATCCATGATGTCTTCCTTCTTGGTCTTACGACCGCCAAGATAAGCTACACGGAAAGTTGACAGGTCCACAGCAAAAGCGTACTTGCTCCAATCTGCATTGCTATTGAAGAGCGGATGCTCAATCATGCGGAAAGTTCCGCGAGCAATATTGAACTGAGCAAACTGCAGGCCGTAGGAAGTTGCACCGTTCTGCATGTAATAGGTGCTGTTTAGGCGACCAATGTTATTCAGAACTTTACGGGCCGCGCCACCAACAAAGAGAACTCGCTCGTTACCAACCTTCGGATCAGTTGCCTGGTCGAAAACAGGATCTAGAGCAGCTTCTAGTTGAGTGAAGTTGGTAGTACCACCAGCAGTGGTTACGTTAACAGCAGCGTAACTTGCAGGGTAGTAGGCAATGTTACCAACAATTGCACGGAAACCATCCATAGTACGGAATGGTTGGCCATTGCGAGTACCTTGAGACTTCGTTCCAAAGAACAGTGCCTTCTCAATATCCGCAGCGTGGAAAGCAGCACATTCCATGCGACTTTCTGCGACAGTGGATTCTCCAGCGATTACTTGAGTAGCCTGAGCTGAGCCAGAAACTGCCCAAGAATTACGGAAGATTTGAGTCAGGTTAGTGATACGGACTGGATTGATTGCCAGCGCGTTCGGACGAGTTGAAGATTCCTCAAAGGCATTACCCGTTTGGTACAGAGAAATGTTATCTGCGATTGCTGCCGCAGTTGAACCAATACCACGAGTAACAGTCAGTTGGGTGCTAGAAAGGACAGTGTTAACTAGAACCACTTCACCAGTTGATTCAGCACGAAGCAGCATTCCGGGAAGAATGTTTGCAGTGCTATCTACAGTGAAAGTAGAGGTAGTTGCGTCAGCAATTGCACCATCTAGCTTGACATAGGGAAACAGCATCGTCTTGGTGAAGAATCCATGTTCCACCTGCACCGCAGTTTCAGTGGGAAGCATGGAAGTCATACCAAATAGCGGAGCCTGACCGTTCGGCATGAGCCGAGTAATCATGCTTGCAAACGATTTTGCTGCTAGATCGGTAGTGAAATTGCCAGTGTTAAAAATACCGGTACTCATTTGATTATTCCTTTATTTCTATGTGAGAGGATTAGGCTACGAACCAGTCAACAGTGGTGCTGGAAGTCTTAACAACTACAACCCAAGTACTAGAAGAAGCTGGAGTAGTTGCGCGACCTAGCAGAGTTACACCAGTGCCAGCAACCCAGGTGAGTGCAAATGCATCTTGAATGGATACAAGAAAGCAGAAGGAATCACCAACATCCATATCAGCAGCGGCTGCAAGAATCAGAGCTGCAGTAGGAGTAGTTACTTGGCGGCCAGCAGAAAGTGCACTGTAATAAACCAGACCACCGGACATTTCTGCTACGGTAAGAGTATGGTTTGCATCAGTGGTCTTTGATGCAATTACAGGATTACCTAGAAAACCATCGCCCATTCGCATCGGAGTGGGAAGTTGGTTCGCTGCCATCAGATTAACACGTTTAAATAGCATGATAGTTCCTATTCAATTAAGGGAATTACTTAGTCAGCCAATCTTCCCAATCATCCTCAGTATTTTCCTTGGTGGAAGTAGTACTGGAGGGCTTGGTTTTAACTAGCTTTTGTGCTGCGCCTGCGAAATACTCAATTGCCATCTGCTTGATTTCATCTGCAGTGGCACCGGGAAATTTCTCGGCCAGTTGGTTTTGAATAAGACCTACCACAGGAGCAACTGCTGGGTCTTTGAATGCAGGATTCTCTTTGATAAGATCATCCTGAACTCGCTGTCGCTTTACAAGATCAGGGATCCTATCAGCGAAATCTTGTTTTGCCTTCTCCACTTGTGCAGTTATTAGTTTATCTGCAACAAGAGTAGTTTGAGCGTATGTTTGTTGAGCTGTGCGATTGAGTGCCTGAATAAGAGCTGATGTAGCTTCTTCACCGCCGGCTGAGATTTTCGCTAGTAGGTCTTTGTCAATGACCTTAGTAAAATCTACTTTGGCTGCTGCCTCCATCATTTGCTGAGGAGTCAGCCCGGTAGCTTCATCAGGCTTCTTATTTGGATCAGTTGGTTCATTTTTCCACAGGTCCTTAAACTTATCTTCGGGGGATCCCTTCCCACCTGCATCATCAGTATTGGTTCCAGGAGGAATAACACCATTTGGTGCAGTTCCAGGACCATTTTGCTGGGGGGCTGGAGGTTGATTATTTTGCAGGTTATTCGTAGGTCCAGGTTGTTGTGGTGCAGGTTGTGGGGCCGGGGCGCCAAAAATCTTATGCATCACTGAACCAATTAGATTTTGCGTAGCCATAATTACATTCCCTTAGAGTAAAGCGCTTGACGGAGCAGGTAACCCTCTAATTGCCAGATTTTGTTTCGAGCGTTTTCTCGGGCAATTTTACGCCCAATTTCAAGGTCAAAATTTTCTGGGCTGGCCGCAGCGCTTTCTCCAATGACACAAAATCCATTTTTAAGTTTAAGAAGGCACACAGTAATTGTGGTTGTAGGAAATTGATGATACGCTTCCTCTACAATAACTGAATCTATACTAACAGGACTCAAGCGGGGAGCATTCAATTGCTTGGCTTGAATCATTTCTTCAACAACTAATTCATTGGGGGTAGCCATAATTCATTTACTCCTGAGAGATTACAATTTGGTTGGGACGACCGTTGTTAAGGACAGTTTCGGCCGCAGTTGACATTTCAAGTAGGTAGGAAATAATCCCAATCTGACCTTGCAGTTCTGCATCCGCTTGCTGAAATTTAAGAGGATGCTCTGGATCAAATTGCAGTGAGATACGTTTAGACGCTAGTGTAGCCCTTTCATTTTGCAATACCTGTTTCTGAAGAGAAGTAAGAACCTGTCCCTGAAGAAGTTCTTCGGGAGATAGAATCCATCCTTGAAAAGGATTGTTATGATCTAGGTGTGCCATTAACCTTCCTGAGTTCCTGAGGGTTGAGAGAGTCCAGATTGAGTAGCTGGATCTACTGTATTCGGATCATAACCGAATTGTTGTGGAGTCGGCTGGGGGACATTAAAGGGGGCTTGTTTCTGAATTGCAAGTTCAGCCAGTTGGCGCCACTGCATAACTGCCTGTTCGTATGCAATCTGTGGTTGTGACTTCTCGAAGGGGCTGAAGTCTACATTCTCAGTCTTGAATAGATAGGAGAACAGTGGTGCAACATTGTAGCCGGCCGCCAGAGTTTCAGAAGTTCCAATAACTTGTGCAGCCATCTGCATAGAATCTTTGGAGATTACTTTCTCTTTTGGCAGCAATCCATCAGTTATCTTGAAATTCAGAACTGCTTTTCTCAGGGCAAGAGGATCTACCTGAACATCCTTACCTTGAGATGGTGAGTATATGGTTCCAGCAGTTTGGTACTGGAGCATATTGATTTTCAGGACTTCCTTGATAGGAGTAAATACTTGGGCCTCATAGAGCAGTGCAGTCATTTGGTCTGATGACGTTGCATTCTGCATTACATTTTCCCACTGGCCATCAGTTTTATTGCCCTTAACAAATTGACCTTGGCGCGCTTGGTTTTGTCCATTAAGAACGTTTCCGAATTGAACAAGGGCCTGAATCTCCTGAAGTGCTACGCCAGCTTGGTCATCACGGAACGGGAATTGATAGACAGATTCAGCAACTGGTTTGCCATAAGCAGAAGGTCTAACCGGAATCTTTGCAGATGGGTTAGATGAATTCATGTGCGCTTCGCTAACGCGGGATGGATCGTAAATTACGCGATCAGTGATAGCACGGCGCCGAGATGCGATTACTGAGTTCATCAAAGCAGTTGTCACTTGCTGAAATGGTTCCGCGTCTTGGGCCAGAGATTTCGTCTGGTATCCTAGGCCATCCTCCGAAGGGCACCCAAAAAACACAGGGATCTTTTCGTGAGCATTCGTTTGTCGTTCTGCATAGATGACGACAGAATGGTTCACAATAATTAATTTCCATACTTGCGGAGTATTGGGCGCAGGAACCCGTAGATTAAAATCACTTGGAATTAGACGAACGTATTCGGTAGATACTTCGTAAAGGCCACGATAATTGATGGCCTGGGCACCCTTTCTTGCGTAAGTACCCATCCCTACCCAACCCATCCAGTCTACAGAATCAAGAGATTCCGGCTCTAGGAATGAGTCAGGATTTAGTTGGGGAAGATAATAAGATGCGCCATAAGCACCTTCCATACTTCCTGAGATATTCAGAAGTGATGGAGATTCAAACGCCGGGACAATGTTTTCAAGAATCTTTGTCTCAAGTGTGGCAATGAAAGATTTCAGAGCAGTGCGAGACATTAGTTCTGTGTGGCCAGCAAATTCTCCACGGGCTGGAATATCATAAGGCAGGCAACGAGAATCGAAATAAGTGTTGTACGGGTCCCAACGCTTAAGAATATTCCCTTGCCAAATGATTTGTTTGGGCCGGCCCTCTTGGCCAGATTTATACGAAAGATCAGTTTCGATGGCAGCAGTAACTACCTTTGCCCAAGTAACTTCTAGAGCGGAGAGATTGTATTTGAAACCATCTTGGAAAAATAGGAGAAGTTCCCGAGCCCAGGAACCACGAATTGAATTCTCTTCAATAACTGCCTGCATTTGCAGGGCCGCATCCTGAAACATTGGATCGGCAACAACCCCAAATAAAGGGTAGTCAGTTAGGAATACAGAGGCTTGGTAAGCTACTGCAGATTTAACTTGAGGCTTAATGATTGGAATGGTGATGTTTTGGAACTTATTTGCATCACCGTAGCGATTCGCAATCTTGGCCCGGATATTTTCATCCGTAAGGTCTTGCTCACGGAGATATGCCAGGTCAATATTACGAAGACTTGATTTGATTCGCCACTGTCTTTCTACTAGAGTTGAGACAGTACGATGGTATTGGATCAGCCCTTCTTGAGCTGTCTTAGGGATATAGAGTGCTTCAGTTGCTGCCATGATTTTGATTGATAGTTATGGATTTGTGAACCGCTCCAAATCGGCGGCAAGTTTTTGTGGGCTTGCAGGAGTTCCACCTGCTTGAAGAAGCTTTTTAATTTCAGCTTCCAATTGTAATTTGGTCATTTGACTAGTATACTCAGCAAATGTAGCTTCTTTTTCTCCTGGTAATTCAGTGTATAATTTATACGCTTTATCGTATTTAATAGAAGGATCTAGAATACGAAACTGTTCTGGAGATCCTCCGCCCTTAAATTTTTCTACGTCCTGTATACTGTGTTGAACTTCATGAAATAACATTTGGCGAAGTTGCTCTGGGGAAGCTGTAGCATCCACACCAATCGTATTATATTTCTTTGACCACATCGCTCCAATTCCAGGCTCCGTAGCGGTTACGGAAACATGTTTAAGTTCTGGGTATAGTGCATATAGTTCATCGTGTTGAAGAACTTTTCCGAGTGCCCGAAATTTATTATCAATACTGTCTGAATTAACTATTGCAGCAGCATCTGATATGCCAGTTTTTGCTTTAGTTCCCTCTAGATAAACACCAGTCTGATCAAAGACTGTGGCTGGAGACATGCCTGCTTTGGTAAGTTTCTTGGCCAAATCAACATTCTTACCTGCCCTAACTGCGCTAACTATAAGAGCTTGAGAAGAAGAAACTGGATCAATCATAGCCCCAAGGAATTCGTCTACTCCGCCAGAACCACTCTCAGTTTTTATTCCAGTCATCTTTTCAAAGAGTTGGGCCG